ATTTGTTCGGCAATTTCTTGAATTTCGTTTCGTAAATTTTGGATTTGTTTATTAAACCCAGAAATTTTAACATTGTTGTGTGAAATATCATTGTTTAGTTTGGTAATTTCTGTAGAGTAAGATAAAAATTGATCGTCTCTTTCTTGTTCTACATTAATCGCATCCTCCAACTCTTTATATCCATCATTGAGTTCTTTAGATTTCTGCTCGATGTCACCAATCTTATTTAAGCGAAATTCATTTTCGATACTTTGAGTGCAAGTAGGGCAAACCGAATTTTCTTGAAAAAACTTATGTTCGGAAACTAAAGTTTGCATCTTTTGTTCCAGTTTTGATTTAATTGAACTCAGTTTTTTAAGTGTTGAATTTGTACTACTAAGTTCAGTTAACTTGGGTTGAAGTTCCGACTGAACTTTATTCAGTAAAGTTTGATTACTGGTATTGAGTTCTTCAATTTCGGAATCGATATTTTGTATTGAGTGTTCCTTCTTTTGAATTCTATCTTTACCACTCCTATCAAGATCCTTAATAAAGTTTTCTTGCATATCAATTTTTTCTTCTATCATATCTTTTTTGATAGAATACTCACGAATAAGTTCATTAGTTTTACGCATTCTATCTTTAAGAATACTACTCATCGTAGAGAAAATCTTGATGTCAAGAAGATCTTCCACAATTTCTCTACGATTAGAAGATGTCAATTGCATAAATGGAACAAATGTAGCCGAACCCAAAATCACTGTTTGAGTAAAAGACTTATAGTTCAACTTGAGAATTCCCTCTTCAAGTTTTTTTTGTTGGTCCTGAGTTGCAGAATCTTGATCTTGAACTTTTCCGTCAATCCAAATTTCAAAAATATTTGGTTTAATACCTCGGACAACTTTATATTCTTTGTTTGAAATATTAAATTCAATCTCGACAAGACAATCCTTCTCATTCACAGAATTAATGAGTTGTGGTTTATTAATTTTTCGAAATGGTTTATTATACAAAGAAAAAGTAAGAGCATCAAGAATTGTACTCTTACCAGAACCATTTGTCCCTACGATTAAATTTGTATTAGCATCTTGGAAATTTACTTCAGTAAATTGATTACCAGTACTTAAAAAATTTTTCCATTTAATAGTTTTAAAAAGTATCACAATCTATTTCTAATCAAAGTATAAAATCAATAATTTAAGTCAATTCTACCAAAATATTTTTCGAATGTCAATTTAGTTTTTAAAAAAAATAATTATCTCTTGGTGGAATTACGAAATCATTTGGAGTAATAATAACGTAATTATAGTTGAAATGATTGCAAGTTTTAACAGCAAGTTCAGGATCAATTTCTACTACTGACATTACTGGATGATCTTCAGCTTCGAGAAGACCTGCGTATCTTTCGGCATCATCTTCATCTTGGAAAAAATACAGAGTCTTATCGCCATCGTCATCCACTACGGCATAAGCACCTTCGTCTTCTTTACCAGAAATTGCTAAAAGATACATTTCATTCGACTTCGCAAGCTTCTTGATAGACTTCTCCCAAAAGTTTTTTGACTAATTCTTTATCTAAATCAAAATCAGAGTCTTCAACATATTTATTCAATATGGTGATTGTATCTTCTATCTTTTCTTGATCAAAGTCAACATCATCATCATTAACTTCAAAATTTTCTACAATCTTAATATCAACCACACCAGTTTTATAAATTTTATCTATAAACTTTTCAAATATAAGTTGATTAGATTTTTTACGAACAATGATTTTTATAATTTTATCTTTGCATGAAATAGTATTGAATAGTTTTGGATTTTGGTCTTCATAGTAAATTCTCTCGAACATATTATAAGGATTTTCTACAAACTCCAATTGAAAAGTTTCAGTATCAAAAAAATTAAATCCCCTTCTATCATCAACATCATTCCAATATAGTTGATATGGATTTCCAAGATAGAAAATTTTTCCATTGTTAGATCTGGTATGATAATGCCCAGAACAAACCATTCGAAATTTATCAAACACGCTTATATTCATTCCATGTTGTTGAACATTTCCAGGATATACACTGAATCCGTTTAATTCGAGATGACCAAATACAATTTTTGATTTACTTTTTGAAATTTTTTCCAAAGTCTCGTCATAATTTTCCGGAGAGATCCAGGGAATCATAAATGTTTTTAGCCCAGCAACTTCATATTCACCTGGACTGGAGATGGGTACAATATTATCATATTCTCTTAATAAAGATTCAATTGAGTTGACTTCATTTGTATTTTTATAGTATGCATCATGATTGCCTACAATCTGATAGACAGTAATTCCAAGATCTCGAAATTTATCATACACATTTTCTTTAGCCCAATTCAGGGCCCAAAAATCCACACTTTTACGATTATCAAACGCATCTCCCAAATGAATACATTGTTTAATATTTCTTTTTTCTAACTCTGGGAAAAAGATATTTTCATAAAACTTTTTAAAGTAATCATGAAAAATTTTACTACCTTTCCTTGCTCCGTAATGACTGTCTGTTATTAAAGCTATTGATGTCATTGATTCATCTTTGTTTGAATTGCATCTTTAATACTATTATACTCTGCACTATCGAATCCGTCACCGTCTACTGTAAATACTTCATCATATCCAGATCTTTCAATGATCTTTGCACGAATTTCCATTTGTTTCTTTTCTTTTTGAATTCTTCTCAAAAATGCATAATGGATAATTTGAGTAAAATAAGCAAAAGGATTGGATGATTTTTCTGGATTAAAGTTGTGAATATATTGAACACAATTTTCAATTCCATCACAAATCATATCTTCCCTAAACATGTAGTTTACAAAGTTGGGTTTATATGAAAGGTGAGTGGCTATCTTTAAAAAACACTCTCCAAGATAATTACTGATTCTTGGTTTGTTGGGGCTTTTCCAAGTTTTTAGTTCTTGTTCAGTAATTTCTGGAAATTCTTGTTCTGCAGCTGATCTAAGTTTTCTTTTATATTCTACAATTGCTTCAAAGAAATCTTTGTTATTTACATAATGTTCGGATCTTTTTCTTTTTGGTGCCAGCATTTCATGAGTACCGATAGGTATTAATTGTTCTTATTATAACATAATATTTAATTGTTGACAATGTTGACAAGGCCTATGAATTTGGATATAATGACTCTGTGGAGTTTCAAAGATTTGGCTTATCTGTAGCTCTATAAAGCTTTTCAAGTTTTATACGAGCTTCTGCAACAGTTGATAAGTATCCCATTTCTGTACTAAGTTGGGAATGATTCTTTTTTATATTTTGTTGTGAAATAAATTTACCATACATTTCTAAAAGATCTTCATCGTTTACTTCACTTATTGTAACTATCTTATTCATATCCAATAAGAAAGTATCATCATCAGCAAATTTAATCCATGGGTCTATTTTATATCCCTGCATACCCATATGTTTTATGATAACGGTTTCGATAGTTACTGGATTATTAAGAATCAATAACATTCGACCATTCTCCTCGGATGGTGTTACCAAAGAAAATATCTCTTCTCCAGAAATTAATTTAATTACAGCGTAAAATTCTTCTTCCATTATTCTTTTAAGTTTATTTGTACAAACTCGTAATTAAAATCCTCTTCATTGTAAATTTTAACTCTCTCTATTAGGTGATTTAACGTATAGTTTTTTCTTGAATTTTTAGTGCAATCATCAGCAATATCATAAAGAACTGCTTGAGTTTTATTATCTCCTTTTCTTAGAACTCTTCCAATTGATTGAAGATTTCGTATTCTCGATTTACTTGGTGAAGCAAAAATAATATTATGTAGATTTTTAATGTTAATTCCCGTACTGAAAGTGCCGTATGAAGCCACGATAATTGCATTATTTTCTTTTTCGGTAATCTCTCGGACCAACTCCCGTTCTTCTGTATCTACCCCCCCGTGTACATAAAAAACTTTGCGATCATTTTCAACTGAACTATTTATCAACTCATACAGAGGTTGACCGTGAGTTTCAACTCTAGAAAATAGAATAAGAGTATTACCTTTTAGATCTAGTGCAAGGTTTTTGATAAAATTATTTCGTTTTGGATGACCGATAATAAATTGAACTTCATCTTCAAAATTTTCAAATATTTGTGGATTATGTTTTAGAATTAAAATTTTAATCTGAAGTTTAGAAAGATGTCCTTTATCAATCAACTCTTTAGTTTGAGTGACTTTATATGATGGCCCAAATAATCCTTCCAAGATCCATTTATGAGTTTGAGTTCCATCGAGTGTTCCTGTAAACCCAAACCTATATTTTGTATTGTCCATCTTAGTCATAATACCGACTAAGGACTTTGATTTAAATTGATGAGCCTCATCTCCGATTACTACATCAAACTCTTCGTAGAACGTCCTAGGCAGTTTATATATGGACTGCCAGGTGGTGATAACTACCGGGTATGCATTTGTCTTCTCACGACCGCTGTAGATGCGGTGGCAGTATTCCTCGGCGTTCCATCCATAATCTTGAAAGTCCTTAAACATCTGTTCAACAAGAGATGTTGTAGGAACCACCAGAAGAGTTTTTTCATTTCTTTCTGCAAAATATCTGACGATAGAATATATCATCAAAGATTTTCCAGAGGCAGTTGGGGAAATTAAAAGCTTGCGATTATATCTAAGCGCATCATAAACTGCATCTATTTGATAATCTCTAGGGTTATGTCTAGAGATTTTAGTCATATAATCTTTTACCCCTTCATAAGAAATCATTTCATTCTCTTCAAAAGGAGTTCCATAGAATTTATTATTTTGAAATTCTACTTTGTAGTTAAATTTTTTAGCCCAAGAGATCACTTTATCCAAAAGACCAACATAAATTTCTCCAGTGTGAGTTGAGAATAATCTAATTTTTCCATCCCAGTACTTACTACGATACTGGGGCATAAACTTTGCACCAGGTACATCAAAAGTAAAGTGTTCCGACAATTCTTGATAAATGTGTGGTTCGGCTTTTACTTTTAAATATATTTCGTTCTTTTTTGAAATAATAATGTCAGTCATATATTAACTATATCCAGCAATGAATTTAGACCACTCTATGGAATTTTTTAGTTGATAGGTTCTATTTAAGATTGTTTTTAAAATACTTTCCAAATAACTCAACATCATCTGATAATATTCAATTTTTGTATAACACTTAATGAGATCCTCATCAGCATCTAGATACTTGTCTAAATCTGGTTTGAGAACTTTGTGATCGAAGGGTTTCTCTATATAAACTTCTGGATCAGATTTTCCGGTGTAATATTGCCATTTTTCTTTTTTTAATATTTTATATTTGTTCTCTTGAGCTTTTTTAAGAACTAATATATTGTTAAAAATTTTATAATACTTTGCATGAAGACTTGGAATTTTGATTGATTCGGTATGAAGATTGTCTGCATCTATTTTAGAGTCTTCTTCCCATAATTCTTGAATTGCATCAAGATTCATATTTAACGATGTTGTAGATTGCATACTTAAAACTCACCTGGGCTGTAATATATTGAACATCTTGAGATGTTGCATCAAATTCTAACGTAGATAAAGAAATTGGAAACATTCCTTGAAATACTACTGAGGCTGATGGATTGAAATTACTATTATAGATTATTAAAGATCCATCCGAGAGATTTGGATCTTGAGCTGGATTAACCGGATCACTCAATCTCCATTTATCATATTCTGCAATACTATCTGGATATCCAAGGCCTCGCATCCAGTTTTGAATTTCCAAATAATTTACCAAATCTTCATCAACATTAAACTGTAAAGTAAAATCATCAAAAGTTAGTTTATCTCCAGGAATAGGAATATCTTTTAAGTAACTTGGTTGAATAGCTACTCCTAGGTTAATTCCGGGAATACTTGCAGATTTTGAGAAAAAATCTACTTTAGGTACTCTAGCTAAATTGAATTTAAATCCAGTTGCAGACAGAAAATTTCGGTTTGCAATTTGTTTATCAAAGGCTCCAGACATATCTTTTATTTTTATTTAGGACAAAAAAAGAGACCCCTTTTACGGAGTCTCTGGATATAATTGTGATTATGAATCACATTAAGTTGATAACCTTTACTCTTCTGTAGTAACGGTTTGCATTGAGGCGAAGTCTTCCAAGTCCTTGATCGGTTCCTTCCGCAAATGGGTTGGCGACAATACCATAACGGGTCTTGAAGCCAATTTTTGGTTGGAATGTGTCCTGACCAACGGCGCGAACCATTTGGAGAGGAACATAAGGACAGTAGAAGATACCAGCGTCATATGCGCTAGAACCCTTATAACCAACAACGTAATACTGGTTAGCATCAACGTTTGCAGAATAAGGATCGATGTATACTTTATACTTACCTTGAAGAACACCAGCGAAAGTGTTTCCAGTGTCATCAACGTTAAGGTTAGCGTTGAGTGCAGGGGTGTAATCAAGTACACCAGCCATGGTTAGAGCGGAAGCAACGTCTGCAGAACAGATGATGGTGTTGCCCTTTCCTCTACGAGTTCTTTGTGCGATTGCGTTAGCATCACGCTCGATTTGGAAAAGAAGACCTTTGAACTTCTCAACTGACCAACGACCGTTGGAGTCAACGTCAAGGTCGAATACACCAGGAGTTGCGGTATTAATCGCAGCACCCTGTTCAGCAACCTTATAGATGGTTCTGATGACTTCTCTGTTGATTTCTGCGAGGATTTCAGTTGAAAGAAGGTTAGCAAGTTCTGCTTCAGCGTTTAGACCGTGGATTGCCTTAAGGTCTTGTGCAAGCTCAAGTGAATACTCAGCTTTTAGTGCTCTTGACTTAGCAGTTACGGTGACTTTCTCAATCGAGAATGCCATTTCGTTGAAGAAGTTACCAGAAGTACCATCTCCAAGTGCTTCAGAAGCACCGGTTTCCATACCGCCACCAACGTTATATGGTGATGGGTTGGTTGTTGCAGAACCAACTGGGTTAAGAGCTGAAGGATTGGTTCCGTCTTGTGAAGTAGTACCAAAACCTACAGCGCCATCTGCAAATCCACCCTCTAGGGTGCGGCCACTGTTCTGACCAGAGAATGCTGAATCTACTTCATCGAAGAAGGTCTCAGAACCACTCTGATTCTGATAACGTGAACGCATTGCGAAGATAAGTCCAGTAGGACCGTTCATTGGCTGAACGCCACAAATGTCATAAGCAATGAGATTAGGCATTGCACGACGAATGAGACTGATTAGAACTGGATCGAAACCAGCAACAGGACCTGCAGCATTTGCTGAGCCAGTAAATCCGCCAGTGCCTGCTGAGTTGGTTGGGGAAGCTTCGCCAAGAAACTCAGCAGATTCACGGAGTTCTCTTTCTTGGTTTTCAAGAAGAATTGCCGTAACTGATCTGCGGTGTTGATCTTTGATTGAATCTAGACCATCATAGTCTAGAATTGGAGACCATTTCTCCGTTAAGTATTCGGTGTTAAAGCCGTTCATTTGAGTTGTACCTCGTTAAGTGTTGTTTAAATCTGCGGTTTGAGTATTATCTAAAAATCACTTTTTAGTAACGGTGGAAAGAGCACGAAGATAAGAATCCATAGATGGAGAATGGGTCTCTCTTTGGAAACTGGCCTCTTCTGTGAGACTTTCCGTCTCATTTACTGTAATTCCAGTATTTCTTGGAAAATAAGATTCTCTAAGAGTTACTAGTTTTTGGTAATAGTCATTCTCACTCTCAAACTCAACACTTTCTGCGAGGGTTGCAAGCTTATCCTTTTGGGAAATTGCAAGACCTTCGGAAACTGTATTGAGAACGGTTTCAGCAACCGACTCACTCAGTTTGTT